TTTGAAAAAGAATCAGCTAAAAATCTAGAAATTGAACAAATTAACAGCGCTGAAGGAGGAATTGATTTTTCTCCTGAAAAAACAGCTAACAATATTCGACTACATTTAGATCGTTTAAATAAACTTAAAGAAGGAAAAATTGATTCTTACCCAGGAGGACCACAAAACGAAAGAACAGTTTTAAAAGCACCTGAAGGAACTAATTTACCAGACATTGCTATTGGTAAAATAACTTTTGATGATTGGAAAAATAGAGTAGAGAAAAGCATGTCTCCCGAAGACATTTTAAAAGCAGCTGGATGGTATAAAAAAATTTTTGATGAGTTTGATGCACTAGGAGCCGGAAGTAAAAAAGAAAGAGATAAGATGGCTACTGCATGGCTAGCAGGACAACAAAATGAAACTCCTACAAATGCTTTGACAAATGTTTTGTATATTTACGAACAATACAAACAAGGAGTCCCTTACACTGAAATCATAGGAAAAGGATTACCAACCGTTAATAAGATTGTTAAAGATATAATTTTTGAGAAAAAAGTAGAAGGAGGAGCTGGACAAAAAATTTCTGATTTTATTGATGCTGGTTATGGAAAACTTGTTCGATCTATTATGGGAAATGATCCAAATGGAGGATCACCTTTTGTTGTAGATATCCACACTGCAAGAGATACTGGTTTAGTAGATCAAACTTTTTTAAATAAATTACAACAATTAGGTTACGTCATTCCTGAAGGAATAAAATTAGATTTAGGAGAAGGTGGTATCACAGGAACTAAATATGAAAACAGAGCTATGTTTGGAAGAGAGTTAACTGATTATTTAAACAGTATTAATTGGCAAGGTAAGTCTGATTGGATTCCAGCAGAAATTCAAGCTATTGGATGGATGAATTTAACAGACATGTACGGTGAGCTAGGAACAAGTGGTGATGTTACCATGGCTTTATCGAGAAACTTAAAAAGAATTGCAATGGAAGCATTGCCAGGAGAAGGTTCTCCCTGGGCAACACAGTTTGGAGAAAAATATAAAAGCCTTCCACCTGAACAACAAGAATATATAAATAACTTAACTACTTCAGAAGCAATAAAATTTGTAAATGAAACTTTTGGAACTAATTTTTCTGGTGTTATTCATGGAACAGGTGGATGGGAGCTTTATCAAAACCCTTCGACTGTTCAACAAACATTTTCTTCTAAAGAAAATGCAAGAAAAGCAGGAGCATTGTTAGGATATCTTTTAAATCAAAATGAAGTGTGGGTTAATTCTGCTAAAGAGATGACAAAGAACCCAAAACATTTTGGTGTCGATTTAGTAGAGTTAGACACTAATAACTTGAGGAACAGTGATACTTTAAAAAAGTTTTTTCAATATTTTATTGATAATGATCAAAACGGTTTATTTAAAGGGTATCAGCCTATTGAAACTTTAGACGGAAAAACAGGTATTAGGATAATTATAGACAATGATGCAATTAAAAACTCACCTCTAAAAAAAGCAGATGTACTGCCTTATATACAAGATTTTGTGGATAACAAACTTTCTAGCTTTACCGGAGACCTTGATTTTTCTGTACAACCTGTTATACAGGAGATAGAATTAGAGAAGTTAATAAACGATTGGAGCATAAATAAAAATGGTGAAAGTTTTAAAAAGTATTTTAGTGACGAAGCCGGAACAATTACTCCGCTTAAAAGCTGGTCCGATATCAGTAATTACTGGGAAAAACTTACAGACCTCTTCGGATCAGAAATCGAAAAAGCAAAAGGAACAAGCATAACCAAAAAACGAAAAGGCGGTTATGTAATGCCTTTGCCTAAAATAGACATGTTGTAAAACATCGATTAGTTGGTATAAATAACAAATGGCAGATAATATTGATAAAGGTTTGTATCAAACAGGTTCTCCACCTGAATTAGAGATTATTAAAAAAGAAACTGAAGTAGAGATTGACGGTCAACCTGTCGATATTGATGGTTTAGAAATTGAAATGGACGAAGATGGAGGAGCGACTCTTGACTTCGATCCGATGTCCGCGATGCCCGAAGAAGTAGAGTTTTATTCTAACTTAGCGGAAGTTATTGATGATAGAGATCTAGCAGAACTTTCTGATGAGTTAATGGCAGATTTTGAAAGTGATAAATCTTCTCGTAGGGATTGGGAAGACGCTTATGTTAAAGGACTAGATCTTTTAGGTCTAAAGTATGTTGAGAGAACTAACCCGTTCCGCGGAGCGAGTTCCGCTACTCATCCTTTACTAGCTGAAAGCGCTACACAGTTCCAGGCAACGGCATTTAAAGAACTACTACCGGCGGGTGGTCCTGTTCGAACTATTATCATGGGAGATGAAACTCCTGAGAAGTATGCAAGAGCGAGTCGTGTTCAAGAATTTATGAATTTTCAGTTAATGAATAAAATGGAAGACTATACTCCTGAGTATGATCAGATGTTATTTCATTTACCCCTCGCAGGTTCTGCTTTTAAAAAAGTTTATTACGATGAGTTAATGGAAAGACCTGTTTCGAAATTTATTCCAGCAGAAGATCTAGTTATTAATTATATGGCCACGGACCTCGACTCGTGTGAAAGAATTACGCAGATCGTGAACATGAGTTATAATGACTTTAGAAAAAAACAAGTTTCAGGATTTTACAAAGACGTAGAGATTTTACCAAGTGAATATAAAGCAGATGAGATACAGAAAAAGTTTGATCAGTTAGATGGAACAAAACCTAATTTAGCTGACAAAGTAGTTCGACTATATGAGTTTCATACATCTTTAGATTTAGCTGGATTTGAAGATATAGGTATGGATGGTGAGCCCACAGGAATTAAGATCCCCTATATTGTGACTATTGAAGAAGGATCAAGTCAAGTTGTGGGTATTCGTAGAAACTATGAAAAAGATGATCCAAAGAAAATTAAAAAACAATATTTTGTTCATTATAAATTTCTTCCAGGGTTAGGATTTTATGGTTTTGGTTTAATTCATATGATTGGTGGTTTATCAAGAACTGCTACAGATATTCTAAGACAGTTGTTAGACGCAGGTACTTTATCAAATTTACCAGCAGGATTTAAATCTCGTGGTATTCGTATGCGAGATGATGCAGACCCTTTACAACCAGGTGAGTTTAGAGATATCGATGCACCAAATGGTGACTTGAGAAATTCTTTTATGCCTCTTCCTTACAAAGAGCCTTCACAAACATTATACAGCTTATTAGGATTTGTGGTTCAAGCGGGTCAGCGATTTGCTTCGATTGCTGATATGCAAGTAGGCGATGCAAATCAAAACGCTCCTGTAGGAACAACAATCGCTTTATTAGAACGTGGTTCTAGAATTATGTCAGCGATTCATAAACGTTGTTATTATTCTCAGAAAAAAGAATTCAAATTGTTGTATAGAGTCTTTGCAGACTATCTTCCTGAGTCTTATCCCTATTCTGTTGAAGGGGCAGATCGTACAATCAAAGCAGAAGATTTTGACAAGAGTCTAGACGTATTACCTGTCTCCGATCCGAATATATTCTCTACTGCACAACGAGTTACTTTAGCTCAAACAGAATTACAATTAGCACAAAGTGCACCTGATTTACATAACATGAAAGAAGCTTATCGAAGAATGTATGAAGCATTAGGTGTTAAGGATGTTGATCAGATTTTAAGAAAAGATACTCCTGTAGAACCAAAAGATCCAGCAATGGAACACGCAGATTTATTGGATGGAAACTTAATGAGAGCTTATGAAGGACAATCACATGATGCTCATATTCAAAATCACCTAATCTTTGGAACTAATCAAATGATTTTAGCCAATCCTCCAATGGCCATGAAATTACAAAAACATATTTTGGAACATGTATCTTTAAAAGCAAAAGAGCAAGCTATGATGATGTCTCAACAACAACCTATGCAAGAACAACAGATGGCAGCTATGATAGCTCAATTAGAAGCACAGTTTATGCAAGAATTAAAACAAATTTCTCAACAATTGAGTGGAGCTGGGCAACCTGATCCTGTAGTACAATTGAAGCAACAAGAATTACAACAAAACGCTCAAAAAGATCAAATGGATGCTCAACTTAATCAAGCTAAAATGCAGTTAGACGCAGCAAAACTTCAACAAAAAGATTCAATTGATAGAGCTAGAATACAAAAAGATTATGATATTGCAGATAAACGTGCCGAAGTTCAGTACGACAAAATGACAACACAAACTTTAAACCAGGAGAGAAGAGATGCCACTAACAGACAAAGGTAAAAAGATTATGAAATCCATGAAGAAGGAATATGGAAAGAAAAAAGGTGAGCAAATATTCTATGCTTCTAAGAACAAAGGTACAATTAAAAATGTCGAAAAGAAAAGTAGTAAAAAAGGTTAATTCATACTACATTATAGATATGATTGATAAAAAAACAGAGGCAAGAGTTCAAAAGATAATTGATGAAACAAGAACTTTTATTCAGCAACAAGCAGAAAGAGGAGTTGATTTAGTAGAATTAGCTCAAGTCATGCTTTCCATGAGCCGCGAAACAATGGTCGATGCTTATGGTGAATATATTGCTGATACATACATTACTAATCAAATATCTAGGTTGCAAA